GACGCACGGAACTCCTCAAGGCCGCTGCCGTTATCCTTGCTACGAAGGGCATCCTTGCTCTGAGCAAGGCGATCGGCCCGCTCGGCGCCGGCCTGCGGATGCTCCTCACCCGAGCACTGCCGCTCATCGCGGCGATGCTCATTCTCGAGGACATCTTCGTCTTTCTCTCCGGCGGCCAGAGCGCGATCGGAGCGATCATCGACAAGCTCTTCGGCGAGGGCGCCGCGGACCAGTTCCGAAAGACGCTCAAGGAGATCGTCGACGAGCTCCCCTACCTCTGGGACTACATCAAGATCGGCGCGCAGATCCTATGGCTGGAGCTCGAAGCAGGCTTCGTGCATCTGGCCGCGATGATCGCGGACGTCTTCATCGATCTCTGGGATGACATCGTATACGGCGCCGAGAGGGCATGGCTCGAGCTCGAAGCGGGGTTCGTGAACCTCGCGGCGATGATCGGCGACGCCTTCATCCGCATGTGGAACAGCGTCATGAAGGGCGCGGGCGCAGTGCTCAAGGTGCTCGACAAGGTCCTTCCGGGGAAGAGCGCCGGCGCGGAGGCGATCGACGCGTGGGTGCAGGAGCACTCGGGCGACGCGAACACGGCGGCCCTCGTTCAGCAAGAGCGCGAGCGTAAGCGTGCCGAACTCGAGGCCAGGCGATCGAATCGGGCGAGCTCCGATCTCGCCGCGACGGTGGCCGCGGTGCGCGAACAGGAACGGTTGGCGCTGGCCCGTCAGTTCGACGCGATCCGGGAGCGTCGGAATCAGCAGCCGCAGGTCGTCAACATCACGAACGAGACGAAGGTGACCGTTCCCCCTGGCACTCCGGATCAGGTCGCCAACCGTGTCGGCCAGGCGGCTGCGCAGGGGACGGCGAAGAACAACCGCGCTGCGGCGGCCGCGCTCCTCCACGGACAGGGGTAAGCCATGCTCCTTCTCACGTGGGCTGACAAGTCCGGCTTCGCGCAAGCGGTCCGCTTCGACGTCGTGTCGTCAGCGACGTGGGAGTCGCTCCTCTCGATCACGTCACATCCGGTCGAGGAAGGTGCGGCGATCACCGATCACGCGTCTCCGGAGCCGAAGCGGCTGACGATCGAGGGCTACGTCAGCAACAAGCCGACGTGGATGAATCCGGGCGTCGAGTTCCAGATGGCCTGGACGGGCGTGGAACTACGCATCCCCGAGAAGCAGGGCGGCGCTCCGCTCTACACGCCTGGCGGTCTCACGCAGGCCGCGATCAGTGGCATCAGTGCGCTCGTGAGCAAGCCGCCGCCTCGCCGCGCGGTCGTCCTCAAGGCGACCGGGGACATGCCGCAGCGGGACCGTGAGGTCCTCGACAAGCTCCTGGAGGCGCAGGAGGCGCGCTCGCTCGTGCGCGTCTACTCGCGCATCCGGGAGATCGACTCGATGCTCATCGAGCGCATCACGGTCCCGCAGACGCCCGAGAACGGGAACGGGTCACTCTTCCAGATCGACCTCACCCAGATCTTTATCGCGCGAAGCGAGCTCGTCCCCGATCCGATGGAGGCCCGCGGGATGCTGCAACAGGCGAAGGGGAGCAAGGCGGCGCAGGCGGCGGCGAACGACGCGCGCAAGGCCGAGCAGGCGCAGCAACAGGCGTCGCTCCTCTACCAAGTGGGCGCCGGACTCTTCGGGAGGTGACCCATGCGCGTTCTCACCATCCCGACGCTGCAGGGCGTGGCCTACTGGACGCAGCGGACGAAGCTCGACGATCTCGAGTACCTCCTCCGATTCGCGTGGAACCAGCGCGAGGCACGGTGGTATCTCGACATCCTCACCGAGGACGAGCAACCGATCGCGCTCGGCATCAAGCTCATCACGAACTGGCCGCTCATCCGCTTCTACCAGTGGGATCGCCGCATGCCGCGCGGCGATCTCCAGGTCGTGACGCTCTCGCAGGACCAATCGCCTCCAGGCTTCTGGGATCTCGGCGTCGGCCTGCGGTGCGAGCTTACGTACTTCTCACCCGAGTGAGAGCCCATGGCGCAGCTCTTCGACCGCACCGTCGCTGTCACGGTCGGGAACCTGCGGTTTACGGATCTCGACTGCCAGTTCCGCATCGAGAAGTCGCTCGCGCACGAGCCGAACAAGTGCGAGCTGAGGATCTACAACCTCAGCGAGGACAATCGGGCCATGTTCGAGCAGATGGCCCCGCGCGCTGTCGCGACGGCTGCGGGCGTCAATGCTCCGAGCGTCTCCCTCACGAAGGAAGAACGCGAGCTCGCCCTCAAGAAGTACAAGACGTACGTCGGGAAGATCAAAGGCATCTCCTGTCAGATCGATGCGGGCTACAACGGCGACAACTCGACGCTGTGGCTTGGCGATCTACGCACGGCCCAGTCGGTGCGTGAGGGCCCGGACTGGGTCACGATCTTCGAGAGTGGCGACGGAGAGAAGGCTTTCCTGAACGCTCGCGTCAACGTCGGCTTCACGCCGAAGACGACGGCGGAGACAGCCATCCGGACGATCCTCAAGGCGATGGGGATCGGCGAAGGCAACCTGCGCACGGTCCTGCCCGCACTCCTGAAGGCGAGCGCGCGCCTCTACCCGCGCGGCACCGTCTTCAACGGACCTGCCGCCGTCGAGCTCACGAGACTCTGCGAAGCGGCCGATCTCGAGTGGTCGATCGAGAACGGCGCCGCGCTCTTCACCGGGCGAGGAAGGCCCGTGCTCGGGACCGCGATCCGTGTCTCTTCGGAGACGGGTATGCTCGACTCGCCGACCGTCGACGAGGAGGGGATCCTCTCGGTGCGCATCCTGATGCAGCCTGACGTCCACATCGGACGGACACTCGTGATGGATTCGCGACGCATCAAGGGCGCGTATCGCATCATCGAGGCGACGTGGATCGGTGACACGTCCGGCGGGGACTGGACGATCGACATCTCGGCGGAGAGGTTGGGCTGATGGCGCGCGGACCGACGGACGCCGAGCTGATTCGCGGCGCGATCGAGGTCGCGCTCGCCGAGATGCACAAGGTCAAGGTAGCGAGGATCGAGGCCTACGACCCGGTCACGCAGACCGCGACGGTGCAGCCCGTCATCAAGCAAGCGATCAAGGTACGCGACGGCTCGTACGAGTACGAGCAGACCTGCGCGATCCCAGACGTGCCTGTCATCTGGCCGCGCAGTTCCTCGACGGCCCACTTCATCCACTTCCCGCTGGCGCCGGGCGATCACGTCCTATTGCTCTGCACCGATCAGGCGATCGGCAACTGGCGCGAGAGCGGCAGTATCGAGATCCCGGGCGACCTTCGGCGGCATCATCTCGGGAGCTGCTTGGCGATCCCCGGTGTCGCGCACGCGCTCCAACCGCTAACTGACGCGCCGCTGCCTGGGATGGACCCGACCGAGGCCGTCATGGGCGGCACGTGGCGCGTCGGGAGCAAGATCGGGGCGCAAGCGGTGGCGAAAGCGCCGCCGCTCCTCGACTTGCTCGGCGCGATGGCCGACTGGATGCAGAGGGCTACCGGGCCCATCTCCACGCTCATCCCGAGCGATCAGGAGCGCGCGGAATTCGCGGCGGCGGCGGCGCAGGTACAGGCGTTTGCCGCGACACTCTCGGAGCTTCTTCCGGCAACAAAGCTGAAGGCGGAGTAGCTACTCCGCCTCGTCGATACGCTTCTGTAGCTCGTTGGCGCGCTGTCGCAGGCTCTCGCGCCGCGCTGCCCGGTCGTCGGCTCGTGCGGCGGACCACTTCCCGCCGGCTTTGAGGCATTCGCGCATCTCCGCGTCGCTGCCCTCCACGGCGCTCGCGCGGTAGTACAACGTCTCGATCTCGAGTAAGGCCATTCCGGCGTCCCCCTCCTCTTGCGCCGTGGTGACACAAGACGCGAAGGCGATCCGATCCGCGAACTGCGACGCGCACGCAGTCTTCAGACGCACGAGCTCCTGGCCGCGACCAGGTTTGATGTTCTTCGCTCGCTCATCAAAGAAACCGTCGATCCGTTCTTGTGGCGTCGACGGGGGCGCGACGAGCCGAAAGTCGGCACACGCTTCGAGCACGTCTTTCGTGAAGAGGGCGATCGACATCGTCGCTCTGATCCGGTCATCGTCGGTGCCCGCGTCCTGAGCTGCGACCGACGACGCATCTGCCGCTGGAGACGGAGGGCGGTCGGGGACGGTCCGCTCTGGTTTCCGGCAAGCACACGCGAGCACGCACAACACCAGCGTCCAAGATCTCACGAGCATCCGCACCTCCTCTCCGTAGGATCCCTTGAGGATTGGCGAGAGCGCGGGGCGCGGTCAAGCCACGCGGACGTCGAGGTCGCGACATGGCCGTTTTCCGCATCATCCCGCACTGGGACATTGATCTAAAGGACGGCCGCGTCTTCACGCTGAAGGGGCCCGAGTACGTTCGTCAGAAGCTCGCCCAACGCTTCAAGTTCTGGCTAGGTGAGTGGTTTCTCGATCGGCGTCAGGGCGTTCCGTACCGACGAGACATCCTGATTCGCCAGCCGGATCTCGAGGTCATCCGCGCGCTCCTTATCGGCGTCGTCCGCTCGGTCCCGCAAGTCGCGACCATCCCGAAGTTCGAGGTTCTCTACACTCCTTCGACCCGGCGCCTCGCGTGTGACTTCGTCGTGACGCTCATCACGGGCGAAGAGGTCGTCGTCGAGCCGGGGGACCAGCTCTTCATTCTCACGCTCCAACCGGCTGCGTGAACGGAGCCGATCCATGACCACCTACGGAGTCACGCCGGAAGGGTTCCGTCGCCCAACGCTCGAAGAGCTGATCAGGCAATTCGAGGACGAGGAGCGCGCGGAGATCGGGGACGATCTCGACGTCAGCGCAGAGAGCATCCCGGGGCAGTTCAACGGCATCTATGGCCGGTCGCTGTCCATCGCGTGGGAGGCGCTCGAGGCGGCCTATCACGGCTTCGATCCCGACGCAGCCGAGGGTCGGCTCCTCGAGATGCTCGCGAAGCTCACGGGCACCTTCCGCAAGGGCTCGACTCCAAGCGAAGTCGTCCTCACGTGCAATCTCGACGCCGGCACGACGATCGAAGCTGGAACACACTTCGCGGCGATCGTCGACCAGCCCGAGATCCGTTGGACGCCGAAAGAGACGTACACCGCGCCCTCTTCGGGGCCGCAGCCCGTCACATTTGTCAGCGAGCTCCTCGGTCCCGTCGAAGGCTACGCTGGCACCATCACCGTCATCGCCACGCCGGTCTCCGGCTGGCACTCCGTCGTCAACCCGAACGACGCCGAGCTCGGGACGGAGATCGACACGGATCCCGAGCTTCGTCTCCGCCGCGAGCGCGAGCTCGCCTCCATGGGCTCGGCAACAGCCAGGGCCATCAAGGCGGAAATCTCGCGTCGGTTCTTCGACAAGCTCGAGACGCTCGAGGTCTTCGAGAACGAGACGGACTCGACGGTCGATGGTGTCCCGCCGCACTCAATCGAGGTCTTGATCTTCGACGGCGAGGTGCCGTCGGTCGACAACGACGAGCTCGCCCAGGTCATCTGGGATACGAAAGCTGCGGGCATTCAGCCCTTCGGCACCACGAGCGGCATGGCGACGGTGACCGTGCAGGGCATCGAGATGCAGAAGCCTGTCGGCTTCACTCGCGCCTCGCAGCGCGAGGTCTACCTCGAGATCGACATCGTCAAAACGACGGGCTACCTCGGCGACGACGCGGTCAAGCAGATCGTCGCGACCGCGTGCAACAAGCGCTTCGGGCCTGGAAACACCGTCGTCGAGGCCGTGATCATGGGCTTCGTTACGGCGCTGCCGGGCGTGTTCGACGTGCCCGGGGTCCGGCTCGGCTTCTCCCCCTCGCCTACGGGGGTCGCGAACCTGCCGATCCTGTTGCGGGAGGTGGCGCGCTTCTCCACCTCGCGCATCGTGCTCAACGTGACGCAGGCGACGAGGCCATGAAGCGGCTCGCCAAGGTCAAGCACCACGTCGCCGACGGGATCAAGCTACTGATCTCGCAGTACCGCGGTCGGCCGCGCATCCAAGGGTGGCTCTCCGCGTACCTGCGCGGAGTGCAGCGTCTCGAGGCCGCGGCGTACGACGTGATCATCAAGCGGATGATCGACTTCGCAACCGGCGCGCAGCTCGACGCGATCGGACGCATCGTCGGCGAACCGAGGCAGGGCAAGGAGGACGAGGAGTACAGGCTCTTCATCCGCGCGCGCATCCGCATCAATCGGTCGCAGGGCCAGTTCCGAGACATGCTCGACGTGCTCGCCATGGTGAGCGATACGCCGGCGCACGCGGACGAG